GAAGGGGAACCCGTGCCGTTCCCCCTGCCGCGCATATCAAAGAAAAAGGTTTGGGAATCGGCGCAAAACAAAGACAAGGAAAAGCATGACCAACGCATCGTGGCGCGATATGCCAACATCAAATAGCAAGGCCCTTGAGATGACACTTGATTCGCTTAGTTGGATTGGGGCGGAACACGCTGCGATTGTGGCGTTGTGTTTGGCAACTGCGAAATCTCTCGATGACGAATACACGGCCGCTAAGTCGTCGTCGTATTTGCAGGGTCTGCGCATGTTGCGGAACTCTGCCCCGGATGGTGCGCCCATCGATGCGCTTGAAGCATTGATTACTCGATGACGTTTGCGCCGACTCGTTACACGCCGCCTTTGACGGATGCGTTCGAGTCGTCGATTGACAAACTGTTGCCAGCGATTGAGATGGCTTGGTCGGTTGCGACTCCGGGTTTCAAGTTTGATGATTGGCAGGTCGAGTTGATGCGCCGTGTTACCGAGTTGTTGCCGACTGGCGAACTGCGTTGGCGATCATGTGTTATCTCAATGGGCCGTCAAAATGGTAAGTCGGAGATTGTTGGGGCGTTGGGTATCTGGGCGTTGTTGCGCAAGGTCGGTTCGTACAACGTCGGGGTCGCTTCGACGGCTGAACAAGCCCGATTGGTTTATGACCGGGTGCAACGTGTGATTGCGTCGAACCCTGCGTTGGAACGTCGTATGTCGAAGTTGACGGAGACGCGTGGTATCAAAACGCTTGACGGTTCACGGTATGAGATCAAGGCGGCGAACGCGAACACGTTGCAGGGTATTCCGGTGTCTGTCGGCATTGTCGATGAAGTTCACTTGGTGAATGAGAAAACTTGGGATGCGTTGGCTTCGGGTACTGGTGCGCGGCCTGACACTTTGCTGGTCGGGATTACGACCGCTGGCGACGAGAACAGCGAACTGCTGAACCGTCTTTACAAGAATGCTGACAAAGCAATTGCTGGCGACCTTGACCGATTCGGCGCATGGATTTGGGAGGCTTCCGAGTCCGTTGTGCCAGAGGATGATGACGAACTTATCGGGTTGCTGATGGAGGCGAACCCTGCGTTACAGGCTGGCCGTATAGATCCGAAACTGTTGTTGTCGGATGTGCGCGCGCTGCCGAAAGACGACATTATTCGTTACCGTCTGAACAGGTTTATTCAGTCCGGCACTAAGACATTTATTCCGCCGGAACTGTGGCAGAAGTGTGAACGACCGTTTGGCGCGCAGTTACCGCAGGGCGAGTTTGTCTTTGCGGTTGACCGGACACCCGACTGGGAACACGCAAGCATCGCGGTATCGGTCAAGGTCGATGACGTAATCTACACAGAACTTGTGGCCAGCATCAACAAGCCGTCACTTGAACAACTGATTTTCATTTGCGGTCAATTGATGTCACATTCACCGCGCGCGATTATCGTTGACGGTTACACGCTGCGCGATCTATACAAAGAACTGAAGTTGCGCGGCTACCCGGCAGAAACTGCAACGCTGGCCGACGTTGTCAACGCATCGTCGCTATTCTATGCACGGTTGGCGCGTAAGACTCTCCAGCATGGTGGCGACCCTCTGTTGTCGATTCAGATTCCGCGCACGGTTCGCAAAATGGTCGGCGAAGGCTTCCGGGTATCGCGGCGCGACTCGGCCGTCGAAATCGATGCCGTCATGGCAACTTTGTTGTCAACGTTCGGCGCGGATACTTTACGAGAACAACCGCTTCAGGTATTCTGATTCTCTTATGGAAAATGAAAACGTAAACGGTTACGCAGTACCGCAGGACCCAATGGATCTCTTGCAATGCGATTCGTGTCAATAGTGACACGCCGCCGAAAGTAATTATTGCACTAGTGCATAAAAGGTACCATACTGGTATCAATGGGATTCTTAGATTTTCTAAATCCAACGCGCGGCTTTGATATCGCGCAGTCTTTTGCGCCCGGATTCGAGGAACGCAGTTCAGGGATTATCCCACCGCCGCGTTCGGCGACTTCGGGGGTCACAACCAACGACGCTCTCTCGTTGGCTTCCGTCTATCGTTCCGTAAGTATCATCGCAACGGCGATGAAGCAACTGGGAATCCACGTCTATCGTGACGACGCTGAAGTGACCCCCACCCCTTTGGTTATCCGACAACCGGACATCAAGGTCACACGCGAAGTGTGGATGGAACAAACCATCAACTCGCTGGCGCTCGCAGGTAACGCCTATTGGCTTATTGGTCGCAACGGTCGCGGCGAAACTATCAATCTTGAAGTTCTGAATCCATTCGAGATGATGATCCAAACGGATGACTACGGTACTGCGCTTTACTACGTTTACCGTGGCATTACGCGTTACGAACTTCGCGACATTCAGCAGTTGGCGATGATGCGTGTACCGGGCAACGTTTATGGTCTTGGACCCATTCAGGCCGCGCAGAAAGAACTGCTGAACGCGCGCGATACACGCGATTACGCTTCGGTGTGGTTTACCGATTCGGGTATCCCGAACGGTGTGTTGAAGTCTGACCAGATGCTTTCACCCGACCAGGCTTCCGCCGCCAAGGATGCATGGAACCTGACCGCTGGTGCTAAGAACGGTGTGGCCGTTCTCGGTAACGGCCTGACGTATCAGCCGATGTACCTGAACCCACGCGACGCAATGTTCCTTGAAGCACAAGCATTCAACGTGCAACAGATTGCCCGGTTGTTTGGTGTTCCGGCAAACATGCTTCTCGCGTCGGTTGACGGCAATTCCATGACGTACTCGAATATGGAACAAGAACAAATGGGATTTGTTCGCTACACGCTTTCGCAATACATCGTTGAAATCGAATCGGCACTAAGCCACCTGATGACACGCGGAACCATGGTCAAAATCAATGTTGACTCGTTGCTGCGTTCCGACACTCTTACACGTTACCAAGCGCACCAGATTGCCATTGCCTCCGGGTGGATGACAATCGACGAGGTTCGCGCCATCGAGGACATGCCGACTCTTGGAGGAGATTTTAGTGCAGTCAATTGAAACCCGTGAAATGGAATTTCGCGTCACCGACAAAGACAAGCGTGAGGTTGCTGGCATCGCCGTACCTTACGACACGTTGGAGAACGGTGAAATGTTTGCGCGCAACTCGGTCACTCTTGACCCCGAAGCAAAACTGATGTGGCAACACGATCAGAAGGAACCAATCGGCAAAATCATTGAAGGCCGTCACACCGAGGCTGGTTTTGAGATTCGTGCGGTCATCAGCGAAACGCAACGCGGTCTCGACGCAATCACACTCCTCGACGACAACGTCATCAACCGATTCAGCGTCGGCTTCGTTCTGCGCGACTCCAAGACCGACGAGAACCGCAACCGCATTGTCACCGACGCATTCGTGCGCGAAGTAAGTCTCGTAAGTACGCCATGGTACTCGGATGCAGTTGTCACCGAAGTACGAGACGAAAATTCCGACCCGGAAATCCCGGACTCGGCTTCCCCCAAGGAGGAAACAATGGAGAACATCACTCCAGAGGGTTCCGACCTCGCCGAGGTTCGCGAATCCATTGAAATGCTGGAACGAGAAATCGCCAGCATCACCAAGGTCGAGGCAGCCGCCCCGACTTACCGCACCGCTGGCGCATTCTTGAAGGCCATCGTTGACGGTGACGAAAACGCCGCCAAGGTCATGGAACGCGCCTACGAAGGTGCAACCACGGCTGACTCGGTTGTCACGCCCATCGACTTCAACCTGATCCGTCTCGTTGAGGGCGCAAACCCTCTCGGTGCAGTTTTCGGTCGCGGTGTCACCCCGGCAACCGGAATGGCAATCACGTTCGCACAGGTTGACGCAATCACCGACGGAACTGCCGAACAGGACCCCGAAGGTGAAGACCTCGGTTACTACCAGTTGAACCTCGAAACCAAGTCGGTTGACATCAAGACGATTGGTAACTACTCGGAACTGACTCGTCAGGCCATCGAACGTTCCACTGTTCCTTACCTCGACTCGGTTCTCCGTGGACAGGCAATCGCCCTCGGAAACAAGTTGGCTGCGGAACTCCGCAACAAATACACCGCAACCGTTTCGGCTCAGGCTGGCGCAGGTCGCATCGTTACTCGTTCGGCTGAAACCTACGACGGATGGGCCGGCGCACTTGCCGACGCAGCCGCGACGTACTTCCAGCCACAGGGTGCAGTCATCGACGCTCTCGTCGTTGGCAAGGCAACGTTCAAGGCTCTCTTGGCTCTTGACGGAACCCCGGTCATCTCGTTCTCGAACGAGAACGTCGGCGCATTCGGATCGGCTAACCCCGGCGGACTTCGCGGAACCATCGCAGGCATCCCCATCATCGTTGACGCGCAACTCGCCGCCAACGGAACCGAGGATGCATTCGTTTCGTCGCTGGCTCTCCGTCAGTTCACGTCAGGCGCACTCCGCCTCTCGCAGGACAACGCGGTCAACCTCAGCACGGCTTACTCGCTCAGCACCTACACGGCTGTTGCAGACGAGTACCCCACGCTCATCATCCCCACGGTCGCTGACTAATAACCATGACCGCCGCACAGTTGCAGTCTTACGTCGGGGCTCCTGACTCCGACGAGACGTTTGTCGAAGCATGTTGGGATGAGGCAGTTGTTCTCGTCACCAAGTTTGTGGGTACTGCAACTGTGCCGGCCACGGTTTTACTCCGGGCAAAGATTGAATGTGGATCGGAACTATTCCACCGCCGTTCCGCCCCGAATGGTATCGCACAGTTTGCGACACTTGACGGCGGTTCGGCGGTGCGAGTAGCGCGTGACCCAATGATTGCGGCCTACCCGATTCTCACCCCTTGGGTTGGTCAAGGTATCGCATGATTGGTGAAGCGCGGACCGCGTTAGCCAGCATTCTCACAGATGCTGGTTTGCGTGTGTTTGCGTTCACCCCAGAACGTGCCACACCACCAATGGGCATTCTTGTCCCATCAGGTGACTGGGTTGTTTCTGGCGACACGTTCGGTTCATTCCGAGTCGGCTTCGATGTCACACTCATTGTCGCTAACGCGGCCAACGAAACCATGATCACCGCACTTGACGACCTGACTGATTCAACACTTGAAGCAATCAGCGACGCAACCGGGTTCTATGCATCGTCGGTTGGCGCACCGTCAATGATTGACATCAGCGGTGCCGATTACTTGTCCACCACAATAACCGTTTACCAAAACACTCAACTCTAAGGAGAACACGATGGCAACATCGACTCGTATCAAAGCAAACGCTCTGTTGCTTTCCATTGACGGCACGGACTACTGGGCGGATTTCTCGTCGGTTGTCATGCAGTCGGAGGATGCTTCAGCAGACGTAACCACGTTCTACGACGCATCGCTCGGTGGCCGTCGCGACTTCTACTTCACCGTGTCCGGTGTTCAGTCCGTTGAAGCAGCGTCGTTCTGGCGCGCCATGTGGGCTGACGCAGGTTCCGAGGTTGCGTTCGTTTACGCACCCAAGGGCAACGCGACCGCCGGGGCAGACGCGCCGCACTTCACCGGAACCGTTCGTATCCCGGCAAAGGGTGCGTTCCAACTCGGTGGAGAAGCGTCGGCTGACGGCACGTTCGCATTCGACGGTGTCCGCATGGACATTGTTGGCGACGTAACGCTCGACACCACACCGTAAGGCCCGACGATGGCAAGTACGCTCATCGCAGGTTCTAAAGAAGGCATTTGGCTTCGGCAGGACAAGCTTGGGCGTACTTACATCGAAGGACTAAACGACACCCGGCAGAAGTTCTTGCAAATGGGTGGAGATCGGAACCTGTTTGAAAAATGGGTTAAGCAGTCGGCAATTATTGCTGCGAAAGAGGCTAGCCGAAACGCCCCGGTCATCACAGGCAGTTTGGCATTGTCGGTTCGCGGTTACGCTTCAAAGAAAGCGTTCATCAAGAACAAAGTAACTGGCGGTGTTGATTCTCGAATGGTGTTTGGTGGTCTGGTTGTTGCAGGATCTGCAAGAGTCAGAAACGTCATTAGGGATGGCGTATCAGAACAAGTAACGACTGGTGTGCAGTACGGTCGGGCCGTCTCGATGGGAACCTATCGGGTTGCAGGTCGCGCATCACAAAACGGTACGCGAGTATGGCGCACAACCGTCAGAGGAAAGAAAAACCCCTACATTGTCAAAGCACGAAACAAGATGAAGCCAGCAATGGTCAGACTCTTGAACTTCCAACTCAACACATACATAAAGCAGAAAGGCTTTCAAACAAATGGACTTTGAGGACATCACCCTAGGCGAAATCGCCGAAATCGAGAACTATGCCAAGATGCCGTTCTCGGAAATTGCCGAGGAGAAACTTGGCGTTATCAAACTGCGCATCGCGTTGGCATGGGTCATGAAGCGTCGCACCAACCCCGACTTCACCATTGCCGAAGCAGAGAAACTTACCCCGAACGATTTTGCACAGTTGTTTGGGGATGACGACACCACAAAAAAATAAAGGATGACCGGGCGAAAGTTCTGGCTGCACTCGTAGCCGGGGCAGGTCTCTCGGTCACAGAAGCAAACAACCTGACGTTGCGAGAACGTAACGCCATATTCAAATTTATGAACGGAGGCAAATAATGGCTGCATCAAACATGATCGTGACCCTTGCCATGAACGCCACGAAGTATGCGTCAGGCCTCCGTAAAGCAAGTCAGCAAACAACGGCGTTCGGTCGTTTCACATCTCGCGCGTTTGACCTCGCCAGAACCGCATTCATCGGTTTGACACTTGCTGGTATTCGCATGATTCCGGTACTTGCCAACATGGGTGCAGAATCGCGCAAAGCAGACATACAACTCAAGTTCATGCTTGAGAACATGCAGGGGATTAGCGCGGCGACCGATGAAACGGTCAAACGCATGGCCGCTTATGCCGACCAAGTCAACAAAGCAACTGGAATCGACGACGAACAGGTCAAAGCGGTTCAGCGTAAGTTGCTTGTGTTTAAGACGTTGCGCCAGACCGCCGATGAACTGGGTGGCACGTTTGACCGAACAACTTCGGCTGCCATCGACCTCGCAGCTGCAGGGTTCGGTGAGATGGAGGCCAACGCCATCAAGTTGGGCCGTGTTCTACAAGACCCAACCAAAAACCTGAACGCGCTGAGCCGGGCAGGTATCACATTTACGGCAGAAGAAAAACGGAAAATTACGGCGTTGCAAGAATCGGGCAAACTGCTCGAAGCACAAAACTTGGTATTGCAATCCGTTGAGGATCGTGTCAAAGGTATCGCCGAAGCGTCGGCCACACCATTTGAGAAAATGAACGCACAGTTCCAGCAGATTGGTGATTCCATCGGTGAAGCGATGTTGCCTGCGTTGGAAAGTATGAACATGCAGGTTTCTCAATGGTTGTCTACACCGCAGGGCCGTAAAGATGTGCAATTGATTGCTGACGCGTTTATCAGCGCCGCATACGGTATCAAAGAGATGGCAAAGTTCCTTGGAATTGTGCGTAACCTGCTTGACGAAATCAAACCGTTCACCGACTTGCTTGACAAGTTAGCGAAACTTGTCTTTCCAACTTACGGTTTGGTTAGCCAATTGCCCGGTGTCGGTGGCAGCAGAAATTCAGGCCCCGGCATTGTTGCAGATCGCGCGAATGCCCCGGTCATCAACTTCAACGCACCCATCGACTCGGTAAGTGCCGGGCGTGAAGTCGCGCGTGTCCTTTCTGATTACAACCGGGCGAACGGTATGCGCTAATGGCTTTACCGATTATTGAACAACCGCTTTATGGCGAAGTTCTTATTGAAACTGCACCTTGGGCCACACCGTTTGTTTGGACTGACCGCACCGCCGACTTAGTTGAGGGTTTCAGTTATTCGGAAGGTGGCCGCATAGGCACACCCGGATCATCACAAGTAGACGTTGGAACACTAAACGCCACATTCAAAAACTTGGTAAACGTTCCAGTCGTCGGAAACTTAGTCCGCGTTTCATTCAGCAAATTTGCTGGCTACGCATTTACTGGCTATGTGCAAGACGTATCGCAACGAGTCGTTTTTGACCAGTCAGTATCATTCACCACACCAATCACGCTGACAACAATCAACTGTCTTGATTGGGTTGGCTACATCTCACAGTTCCAAGCCGTAGGTGTTGGAGGTTCTAACTATCTAACTGGCGTAAATGAAACGGATTCCAGTTATGCGGTGCGTGATCGTATTGGCGCGCTAAACAAAATTGTTGATTCCTCGAACAACACTAAAATCATCAATGCAAGTTTTTTCACTACGGTTCAGGAAATGGGTGATACCGATTTTGTTGGCAGTTTTGCTCAACATCTTGACTTGGCTGCAACCACACTAGGTTTGACTTGGCGTGGACAACACGTTTTGCCAACAAACGTAACTGATGGCCGTGGTGGGTTAGTTTATTTTGATCCTCCAAGTTCATTCACAAACGAAACAACATTTACTGATGGTGTGGGAACTGCCGGGCAACTTCACTACACCGAAATCGATTTGTTGAACTCAACTGCGAATGTGGCCAACTCCGTTGTTGTCAATAACCGTTCGCGATTCAATGTGCCTGATGTTGAAGTTACAAAAATTGGTGGGTTCAACGAAGAAAACTACATGATTATCAACAACCAGAATGTTGTTGGTGTAGCAATCGACGGTGTCCAAGAAGCCCTGTCCTCAAGTTCAATCACAACCTACGGAATACGTCAAACCGTAGTTGACACAAATGTTGCAATGCCTGTTTCATCATCAGGTTCATTCAACATCATCATCAACCCATCGATGGAATACTCTGACGACGGTTATACCCGGAACAACACCAACTGTGTTGTGCGCCGTCGCAAACCATCACAGGATGCAAACCCATTCGCCGCTTACAACGGTTTGTGGGCAATGCGATCACGCCAAATAGTTGCCTCACCAACGGCTCGCATTTTGTTCAGCGGTGGAGAAGCCGACGGTATCCCCGTTGTTGGAGGAACAACTTATTATTTCAAAGCGTATGGTGCGCGTGGCACAGTATCTCAAACCAACATGCGCGCACGTTTGGACATTCGTTGGTATGACGATTCCGAAACATTGTTGTCCACCACATCAACTGGAAACACCAGTTTGACAACCGCAAACACTTGGTATCTGGTCAGCGGAAGCGCAGCTGCACCAGCCAACGCAGTCCGGGCATCAATGGAGATTTTGTTTGAACGGTCCAGCGGTGCAAACATTGCAATTGGCGATCGTTTATGGGCCGATGCATTTATGTTCTCAAAAGTAAACGACGGATACTTTGACGGCGATACACCATGGGATGCAACAAACGCTTACGCATGGACTGGTGGAGTAGGTTCATCACCTTCGTACAAATTGCTCAACCGTGTCGATGATGTCGCAAACACATTGCTTGGCATGTTTGCAAACACAAGTTTGCGAGTGACAAGGATTCGTTGGAACGCTCAAGAAAGTTTGTCGGCAATACCCAAACTGGTTGTCGGCCAAAAGATATATGTGGTTTACAAAGGCACTACAACTTCACACAAAATCGTTGGGATTGACGGAAACGTTGGGCCTGAACGATACATGATCGACTACTACCTACAGAAAGTATAAAACATGAAAGACATATTACGGCGCGTACTGCGCATCGCATCGTTCGCCCTAGGCGCTGGAATCGCCGGATTGGGTGCAGGGTCCGCCATCGGGCTTACAGTCGCCCAGAGTGCCCTTATGGGGGCTCTCACAGGTGTTCTGGGTATCTTTGGTGCGCTGGCATTCATCTACGCAGGCAAAGGCACAGTCGATGACGGCGACTTCAACGCCACCATCAATTCGGCCATCGAAACAGCTCGCGCGAAAGACGGCAAAAAGTGAGTGATGGGGTGGTGGTCACTCTCGAACGAATCTACGAAAAACTTGTGGAACTTGAGATTCGACTTGGCGACCACCCCAAACAACTCGACGACCACGAAAACCGTATTCGCAATCTCGAAATGAAAGTTTGGTCATTCGCTGGAATCAGCAGCGTCGTGGCCGTAATCGCATCACTAATACTCACGAAAGTAGGCTAACCATGGCAGACACCGACCTTATCCGCCCGGTCAAAACGACCGCAATCAACGACGACTTCGCAGCTCACATCAAACGTGGCGCGGCGACTCCCGGACTCGACTACAACTGTGCAGTTGGCGAATCCGTTTGGGCATCCGATCGTGGCATTGTTGTTGCCGCGTCGAACAACCCGAACAGCGGTGCAGGCAAGCACGTTGTCATCAAACACCGCGACGGTTCACAGACGCTTTACTACCACCTGTCGAAGGTGTTCGTCGGTAACGGCTCGCGCGTAACCCAGCGTGAGGAAATCGGCAAGACCGGAAACACCGGAACGCAAACGACTGGCCCACACCTGCACTACGCAATCAAAGACAAGTCGGGCAAATTCCTCGACCCCGAAAAAGTGTTCCGCAAAGAGAAGCGTGAGGCGCGAAAAGAAAAAGCCGCCGCCGCCGCAGTCGTGACCGAGGTTATGACCCCGATGCATGAGATCATCCCCGAATAGGTTCTAACCTTTCTCCCTATTCGGGTGGGGCAGTCGTTCTAGGGGGCGACTGCCCCTGTTTATGTGCTATGGTGTGACCACCTACTAGCAGAGGAACAATATGCCCAAGCAACAAGCATTCAACCTAGGTCGCACCATGACCATAATCGCACTCATCGGCTGCCTAATATCGGCTGGCTGGGCATTGTTGCCCGGAACAATCGGTTTGGCATTGGTCTGGTATGGATCCACAGACTGAACGCTGGCCACACGTTGACATAGTCCGTGAGGAACTGCGGCGACTCCAAGCAGAACAAACCGTCGCCAAACAAAAAGCGCGCGCCAAACACATCGCCGAACTAAAACAACACATGACCGGGTACGACAAAACACTTACCCGAATAGAACGTCGTACCTCCATGAGAACCTTTACTGAACGTATGCTCAAATACGGAGAGAAGGTACTCAATGAACAACGACAGAATGGTCGCCCGGTCACAGACTGACGAATGGTACAAGGCGCGCCAATATGGTGTGTCGGCCACGACCGTTGCCAAGGCCGCTTCAGGCCCTGCCGGATACGATGCCGAACTACAAAACTCCCTATTCCCAGAGGACAACATCGTCGAGGATAACGCTTACATGAAGTTTGGGCGCGACTACGAGAAATGGATCGTGAACGGTCTGCCACTCGAATACCGCATCAAACCAAACGACTGGCTAATCCGAGGCGACGGCGACTACCGCTGGCATCTCGCAACACCTGACGGCCTCAACGACGACTGGACAATCATTGCCGAAGTCAAGACCACTGGCAAAGATTGGGAGGGCAGCACAATCCCAATCCAGTATCGTCGACAGGTGCAGTGGCAGTTGCACGTCACCGGGGCACAAAAGTGTGTGTTTGCCTGGTTGCTTCGTGCCACATCCGAGTCGGGAGAATTTGTGCCAGCGTGGATGGAACCCAAGCACATCATCATGGAACGCGACGAAGCGATGATCGCTGACCTAATCGAAGTCGCACAACGATTCATAACCGACTTCAACAACTACAAGGAGATGCAAAATGGCTCGCTTTAACCTCGCAGACTATGCCACGGTCCAAGAACGAATAGAGGCATTCTGGAAACGGTTTGATAGGGGCGCAATCATCACGCGCGATCTAACCACCGATGCTGACCGCGAACGCAAACAATGGCGCGTATACGCAGAAGTCTGGTTTGACATTGACGAAGTTCGACCGCGTGGAACAGGCCTCGCATTCGAGATTGACGGCGGTGCCGGGGCAAACATGACCAGCGCATACGAAAACGCAGAAACGTCAGCAATCGGTCGGGCGCTCGCAACCGCGAACTTCACGACTTCAAAGAACCGCGCATCACGAACAGAAATGCAGAAAGCCCAACGTGGCGCACCATCCGAGACGCAAATCACCGCAATCGACGTACAAAACGCTGCAAGCCTCGACGAACTAAACCTACTTTGGTCACGCGCAGTCGATTCCGGCGACTCCACCAAACTCATAGCCGAATTTACGGCCAGAAAAAAAGCCCTCAATGGATAAGTTACTTCGGTTCCGAATCGACGGCAGGGCCGTACCCAAAGGCAGACCACGCATGACAAAAATGGGTGGAGTCTACACACCCAAAACAACCGTCGATTACGAAAAGTTAGTCGCGGCCGCATGGAACGACAAATTCGGCATGCTCGCGCTAAACGGTCGCCTCCGGGTAACAATCAACGTTCACACAGATCGTCACGCCAAACAAGACGTGGACAACCTCGCCAAGTCAATCCTCGACGGCATGCAACGCGCCGGGGCATTCGTAGACGGCGACGAACAAGTGTATTCACTCGGCATCATCAAACACGCCAGCACAACAGATTTGGGCGTGTGGGTATCAGTCACCAAATTTGATGACTATGATGACCACTAATCGCTAGCACGATTCCCCTACAACTTCCCCCGGTCCTGTGCTAGCAGGCCGGGGGATTCCAATTGGAGTCCAACATGGATCAACAACACCACCACCATTGGTTACAGGTCGGCGAAAAGACCACGTTTCAATGCGTCATCTGCTGGATAAAAAAGTGAGTTTCAAACTTGTAAAGAAAATCATCCAGTCCGACCGTGTCGATGGCATGCACAAACTGATTCTCATAATCCTTGCCGACTATGTGAACGAGTCCAAAGGGAACGCCGCATGGCCCAGCGTCACCACGGTCGCACTCAAAGCCGGGGCTAGCGTCAGGCATGCCCGGCGAATCATCCGCGAACTCGAAACCGAAGGCGTTCTGAAAACGATTCGTCAGGCAGGTTTGCGTGGCACAAATAAGTACGTTATTGATGTGGATACTCCTGTGGATAATGACACAGGGGCGGACATGGGTGTCCTCCCTAGGGCGGACATTTACGACACCAAGGGCGGACATTTGAGACATGTAGGGGCGGACATGGGTGTCCGCCGAATAGATAAAGAACAAATAAGAATAGATACGTTCGACCGCGCCGCGCCCTCCGGGCAGGCGGCTGCGGTCTCACTACAGAATGATGATCCAAATGTTGCGACGGTCGCCCAAGCCTCCGGCGGCGACACGCCACAATGCCAAGAACACAACACACTAAACCTGCAATGCGAAAAGTGCTACGCTTACCAAGTAAGCAAATGGAGAAAGGAACCCCTAACATGATTACTCCACCACCCAAGGTCATCGGCGCAATGAAGCACCTATTGCTCGAACTCGAAAAAGTTGGGGCCATCAACCCCATCGACCGCGAACACCTAATCCGCGAATATGTCATCGGCAGGATCATGAACTTCGGCCACCTCGCCGAATACCTGCTCGCCACCCGGGCAATCGGATTACACAACCACGACCAAATCATCCGATACGGTCGACGCTACGGCGAAAACAGATAAGGAAAATAGAACATGGCATTCATCAAAGTAGAAGGCATCGTCGATAAGCCACTCGGCGACCGAGGATTCATCCTCCTCGAAACAATCCGTCTCAACGACGGCCGCACATTCGACAAGAAATGGAAAGTCTGGGCAATCCCAGCACCCGAATTCTCGTCGTTCGTCGAAGTCACCGGGGAACTCTCCACCAAAATCAACGAATACGAAATGGGTGGCGAAACGCGACGCAACATTGATCTAAACGTCAACAACCCAGTCGTCAAAGTCCTCCGAGGCCCCGAAGCAGCTGCACCCGACGTAAACACCGAATGGGCAACCGCACCCACCACACAGGCAGCACCGTTCTAATGGCAAAATCTTACAAAATGCGCATGTACCAGCGACGACTCTGGCAACACCGCACCCGAATCGCCATCACCACCATCGCCCTATGGTTCGCCATCATCGCAACCATCCTTCTCATCGCGGAGTGGATCTCATGAACCTCGAAGCAATGCTCAACACCGTGACCCAACCACGGACCAAACAATGCAAACTCAACGTCTGGCTAACCACCCTCAACGAGGATGATCGCAACGCATTCTGGCGCGCAATGGACAACGAGAACATTCCACTCCGACACATCTGGAAAACCATTCAGGCCGTCGGATGCCCCAACCAAGAATCATCAGTCCGGTCACACCGACGCGGCGACTGCAAAACCTGCGAAAGGCAAATCAACAATGGCTAGCATCTACGAAATCGAAAAACAAATCGAAGCCGTCGTCGCCCAAACACGCATACTCTGCGAACTCATGGGAATCGACCCAACACCAATGCCCGGTGAGGAACCAGTCAACAACGAAATCATCGAGGAACTAACAGACCCCGATGCTTGACGATCTACTGAATACCCCACAGCCCCCG